CCGGCACGGTGCTCGTCTCGAAGAACGACGTCACGCTCAGTTCGGGCGTGTCGGTGGACTACACCACCGGGCGCGTGACCATCACCCCGGCGCCAACCACCGAAGTGATCAAGGCCGGTTGCGAATTCGACCTGCCATGTCGCTTCAATTCCTCGATCGAGATTACCGCCTTGAGCAAGTCCATGCGCGATTGCGGATCGATCGACATCATCGAGCTACTGCAGCCATGAAATCCGTCGTTGCTGATTACCGCTACCGCACCCAGTGCCTGCGCATCGTTCCGGTCACGGGCAGCCCGGTCTATCTGACCGACCATCCGCGGGATCTGGTGATGAGCGGGCACACTTACCGGTCGACGGCCGGCTACCAGTTCACCGGCCAGTCGGCGACCGCCGGATTCTCGCCGGCCTCGGTCGACATCGAGGGCATTGCCGGGGCTTCCGGGCTGTCGCGCGCTGCCGTCGGCAGCGGCCTGTTCGATGGCGCGCGCTGCTACGTCTTCGCGACCTCCTGGGCGGCGCCTGTCGAAGACCAGGAACCCGTCGTCGCCGGCATCTTCGGCAAGGCGACCCTGCTCGATCACCGCTTCCAGATCGGCGGTGTGTCGCTGATCGATGCGCTCAATCAGACCGTTGGCCAGACCTACGGCGCGCAGTGCCCGAAGCTGTTCTGCGGCACCGAGTACGCCGGCTGCGGCGTGTCGCTGGCGGCCAACACCGTCACCGGCACCTTGACCAGCGTGACCAGTGCCTCGGTGTTCACCGCGTCCGCGCGAACGGAAGCGGCCGACACCTTTGGCGCGGGCACGATCCAATTCACCAGCGGGCCGAATGCCGGGCTGAAGGCGCTGGAGATCAAGAGTTTTGCGGGCGGGGTGATCACCACTTTCGAGCCGTTCTACACCCTGCCGGTGGCCGGCAACGCCTACAGCATGGTGCGCGGCTGCCGCAAGCGACTGTCCGATTGCCAGGCCCGCTGGAACGGATCCGGCATCGTCTCGAACGTGGCGAACTTCGGCGGCTTTCCGTGGATTCCCACCGGCAGCACCTATGCGCAGGTGGGACAGGGCGGCTGATGACGGCCGACGATATTCTTGCTGCCGCGCGGCAGTGCCTCGGCACGCCGTTTCGCCACCAGGGGCGGCTGCCCGGTTCTGGTCTGGACTGTGCCGGGGTGGCGATCCACGTCGCGCGCCAGATCGGCGTTGGGCATCTCGAGGTGTCCGGTTATGGGCGAACGCCGGCCAACGGCCAGTTGGAACAGTCGCTCGATAGCCAGCCCTGTCTGGAGCGCGTCGCAAGAGTCGACGACCGGCTCCCCGGTGATCTGCTCTTGATGCGCTTTGCGGGCGACCCGCAGCACCTGGCAATCACCGCCGGCGACACCCTGATCCATGCCTATGAATCGGTGGGCAGCTGCTGCGAGCACCGTCTGTCCAGCCTGTGGGCGGCGCGCATCGTGCGTGTCTATCGCTTCCGGGGGCTCGAATGAGCAGCGGCGGTCAGGTGGTCGGCGGGCTCGTCGGGGCGGTCGCCGGCTTCTTCCTGGGCGGCGGCACCCCCAGCGGCGCGCTGTACGGGGCGCAGATCGGGATGACGCTCGGCGGCTACCTCGACCCACCGAAAGGTCCGACCGTCAATGGTCCGCGGCTCAATGACCTGTCGGTCCAGACCAGCACCTACGGTGCGGTCATCCCGCGCATCTACGGCACGGTGACGGTGAACGGCAACGTCTTCTGGCTGGAGAACAACCGGCTGAAGGAAACGGTCACCAAGAAGAAGTCCGGCGGCAAGGGCGGTGGCGGCAAGACGACCACGCGCACCTACACCTACTCGGCGACCTTTGCCGTCGGCCTGTGCCAGGGGCCGATTGTCGGCGTGCGCAGGATCTGGATCGGTCCGGACCTGATCTACGACGCGGGATCGTCAGATCCCGGCACCATCGCCGCCAGCAACGCGGCGGCCAGCGGTTTCCAGCTCTATCTTGGCACCGATACCCAGGCG